ACTGCTTTCTTAGGATTCAAACCAAATGAAGGTGAGTATAAAGTTATGGGATTGGCACCATATGGTACTCATCTATTTTATCATAAAAAGTTTGATGAACTTATAAAAGAAACTATAAATGGATTTGAATTAAATCTTAAATACTTTTCATTCCAACACTCAGAAATGATAATGTTTAATAAAAACTTATCTAAATTATTTGGTATTCCAAATAGATTACCGAATGAACCACTAAATGACAAACACAAAAATATAGCCGCAGCATTACAATATGTTTATGAAAAGCACTTCTTTAGATTATTAAACAAATTACACACCAAAACCAAATCAGACAATTTATGTTTAAGTGGAGGATGTGCTTACAATGGAACAGCTAACGGAAAGATAAAAGATAATACACCATTTAAAAATATATGGATTCCACCAGCTCCATCTGATGCTGGTTCTGCTATTGGAGCAGCTCTTAACTATTGGAATCATATTACAAACGATAGGAAAGAAAACAAAACACCATTCTTAGGACCAGAAGAAACAATTAATGAAACATTATTTTCTATACAAAAAAATCATAAACACATTAAATACGATGTTATGATGGAAGGTATGCTGATAAAGAAAGTAGCTAAACTAATCTCTAAAGGAAAAATTATTGGATGGGTTGATGGTAAATTAGAATTTGGAGCAAGAGCATTGGGTAATCGTTCTATATTAGCTAATCCAAGAGACCCACAAATGAAGAGAAGGGTTAATATGGTAGTAAAGAAAAGAGAAGGATTCAGACCATTTGCTCCTATGGTTACTTATAACGATAGAAACAAATATTTTAATCTAACTGATGAGATTCCTTATATGAATCAAATTGTTGAGGTTAAAGATAAGTATCAAGACAAGTTACCAGCAATTACACATATAGATGGAACTGCAAGAGTACAGACTGTAAGAAAAAATTTCAATCCAAAAATATATAAACTATTAAAACAAGTAGAGATTGAAAATAAATATCCAATCATACTAAATACTTCATTCAATCTTAAAGACCAAACTATGGTAAGAAACTCAGATGAGGCAATTGAAACTTTCCTAAAATGTGATATGGATTACTTAGTTATTGGAAATTATTTCATATCTAAAAAATAAATTAGTTAACATTCTGTTAACAATTCCTTAACATTGATATACTTATAATAAACAAAAAATATTATGTATATTCCCAAATTAAAAAAAGCATATAAGCACAAATTTCTTAAAAAGCAAATAAGAAACTTGGTACTTTTATTTATAATTGTAGGGGTTTCTTTATATTTATAGACATACAAACTAATCGTAATTCAAAGTGATTAGTAAAAAAAGACCCAACCCCGTAAGGTTGGGTTTTTTATTTGACACCCAATATTGTTTACACATTTGTGGTAAAATCAAAAAGCGTGTTTTTAATCCCATATATACTATAGTTATTGTTGACATGTCCGAAGTTTTAGAAAGGAAGAAGTTATTTTACTTAACTAAAAACAGAGGAGAATTGTATGGAATTTCTAAAAAAGATTGGCGGTTGGGCTAATCAATTAACTGAAATTGGTATAAGCGTAATTGCACTTGGAGTAGTAGTTGAAGTACTATTCAATGGAGCGAAGATACCTTTCTGGCCTGAAGTATCAGTAGTAGATAATATTATGGGTATTTTAGGAGGATTGAGCAACGAAGGTCTACTAGGATTAGTAGGAGCGTTTGTTTTATACCACATCTTAAAAAATAAAGGATAAAAGTTGAAAGTACTTTTATAGAAGAAACGACCTCACTTAAAAAAGTGAGGTTTTTTCGTTTATGATATTTATATAAAAGCAATATAGAAATATTATGAGCACAAATTTTGAATTATTTCATGGTAAAGACTTGAGTGGATTATTTAAAGATATCTATGAAAACTCAAAAAGTAAAAAAGTAAGGATATCGGATTTAATTGCTGAAATGAAAAAAATCATTAGACATTCTGGTGATATGGCAGTTATTGGTCCAATCATAAAAGATTTAGTAGATACATCTGTTAGAAATGATGAATCACTTATTAAAATGGCAGCTATAGCCCAAAGAATGATAGCATCTGATAATAAATCAGAAGGAGATTTAGGATTCTTATCCGATAAAGAAAAAACACAATTATTACAACAATTAGAAGATACAGTATCTGAAGTAAAAGAAGATACAGAAACAAAGGTTGATGAGCTTACCAATGAGGTAGAAGAACTAAGACAGAGAGTAGATAAATAATGGGAATTAATCGTAGAAGAACTAACGCTAGACCACTTGCCAGTATTTTCAACAAAAGACCGGGTGGGGAAGATGCAGAAATCTTTAAAGCTATAGTTCTTGATGTAATATTAGATGAAGAGCATCAACTAGTTAAAGAACGAAAGGTTGGTTCTGGTAAGATTGGTAATATAAAATTTATACCAATGACTCAAGGATTTTTAGAAGGAAAGGATTCTGATTACTTTGCAGCACCATTGGATAAAAATATTATGACACTTCCCGTTAAAAATGAAAAAGTAGATATTTTTAAATCAACTACGGGATACTTTTACAGAAGGAGTAATGATAATTTAACACCAAATGTAGATAATAGTGAGAACGCAATAGAGAGATTTTTCTCAGGATTAAAAAATACTGGGGATGACTCGAAAACAGGAGATGATTATAGTTCTACAGCTAACACTGGAATAGCTAATAAAAGCGATGTGGGTAGTGGAGAAGATAAGGGATATGGAGATACTTTTGAAAGTGATAAAGCCACCTCCATACATAAATTAAAATTATATGAAGGGGATACTTTATTAGAAAGTAGATTCGGACAATCAATTAGACTTAGTGGATATAATAATGCGTCTGGTAAGTTATCGCCTACCATAACAATAAGAAATAGAGAAAATAATTTATCACAAACTAATACTGAATTTGCAAATACTACACTGGAAGATATAAACAGAGATGGTAGTACTCTTATACTATCGGCGGGTGAACGTAAGTTAGAGTTCCAACCGGGAGTTGTAGATGATGGTGGTTCAACTAACTTTAAACAAAAGCCATCTTCATTTCAAAAGTATCCATCTGAATTAAAAGGAGACCAAATATTAATTAATAGTGGTAGGGTTATAATTTCAGCAAAAGAATCAGAGATGATTTTCTATTCAAAAGGAAATTATGGATTTATTTCGGATGCAGCATTATCCATAGATAATAAGGAAGGAATGTTAGTATCTGTTGGTGATGATATATTTTTTACTACAAACGATAGTGATTTTAGAATAACATCTGGAACTGGTGAAATACATTTAGGAAATGGAGCTGGAGAAGAAAAGTTAGCTAAGGGAGAAACTTTAGTAGACTTGTTATCTGAACTAATTGATGCTATTAATCAAATGACACATCCAACCCCAGCCGGCCCATCCGGCCCACCTGTAAACGCTGCAACTTTTGCTAATATAAAAACTAGATTAAAAACAATTTTAAGTTCGCAGAACTTTACAGTATAATGAGTTGGGGAAAATTTAGAGTTAATATGTTAAGGTATATGGCAAACCAGAAAGGGATTGCAACATCAGATGCGTTTGCTAAAAAGATAACAACCGAATATGATATGTGTATAAGACAGGGGTTTCAAACAATAAATCAATGTGCAATCCAAAAAGGTAATACTGAGTTAATGGAAACATTAATAGGATTAACATTATTCAGAGCATCTGCACAAACTTCTGGTCTATTCCCATTAATAAAAGAACTTGGTAATGCGGTTAAAGGTTATTGGAGTGGAGCAACACTAAACCCATTCCCAATACCAGTTATTCCAGCGCCAGGAGCTGCACAGAATATAGCAGTAACACAAAATCTTTGTATCAGTCCAGGCGAATGGCCATTTGAATTCCCAACTCCACCAACAATGAAATCGGTATTTCTTATAGAATTATTTATTTTATCGTGTAAGATTCATTTACTTTCTTTAAAAGGAATGATATACACAACATCATTATATCCAGCTGGCCCATCTTTGGCTCCGGGTCCTGGTATTATAAGTTGGTCAGGTTATGTTATACCAGCTGGCATTCCTCTTATTGCAGGAAAAGATGGAGAAGATGAATCAATTGAATCAGATTGGCAAAATTTAGGAGAAACCCCACCAAATACTGCTGGAGGAGTCAAAGAATACGAAGAAGGTGCAAAATATAATGCTGGAGATGTAATAGAATTTGAAGGAAACTATTATATAGGACAAAACCCTGAAAAAGATGGAGAGCGATGTTGGAACATCCCTTTCTAAAGTAAAATATAATTAATGTATATTTATAATAAGTAAACAAAGGAAAAAATTATGGATTCTAAAAAATTAGTAAAAGTTATAAAATCACTTGTAGAAGTTGAAGTTGCAAAGAAGCAAGAACAATTTCTTAAAACCACCTTTCCAAAAATATTAGAGGAAGCGGTGAAGAAACGCATGAAACAAACTAAAGTTTCTAAAAAAGAAACTAAGGATGTTGACCCATTTTCTTTAGCTGAATCAGTTTTAGAAAATGATAGAAAACAAACTCAAACTGCAGAAAAGGTACAGTATACTAAGAACGCAGCATTGAATGAAGTGTTGAACCAAACAGCAGTACAAGAACCAAATATGGATAAGACTGTAACATTTGGTACACATAATGTTCCACTGGGAGCAGAAGCACCAGTTGGTTCTAGTTTAGGATTAAAAGATACTATGGCTCAAAAAATGGGTTATGGTGATATGAATCCAAACGGACGAGGGGCAAACCCACAAGGACTTGGAGTTAAGACAGGATTGCCTGGATTAGATAAAGTTTTAAATAGAGATAATAGCGCTTTAGTAAAAGCGATGAGTAATAAACAAAGGTTTAGACCAGGGATGGATTAATTATGGCATACGAATTATCTAAAAAAATAGTAATAGATACCGAAGAGTTTAATAACTTTGCAGTAGGTATAACCTTACCTATCCAACGGGGAGATACGGGGTATTTTAGACAATCGTTCCAAACATTCGACCAGGTTAAATCTAATATAAAGAATTTATTACTTACAAAAAAAGGAGAAAGAATGTTTCAACCTGATTTTGGAAGTGGTATACATGATTTGTTATTCAACCCAGCTACAGAGAAATTTGAAGAGGATGTTGAAAATACAATTAATAGAGCATTAGAGAAATGGATGCCATATGTAATAGTACAAGATATTAATGTAGATGTTAGTAAAGAATATACAGATAATAATCAAGCTAGTGTAAGTATTAAATTTAAACAAGAAGGACAACAGAAATTAGGAACAGTAACATTTTTAGTAGAGGAATAAGAGATGGCATTAAATAATCAATTAAAGAATTTTAAGAACAAAGGTAGAGATATAAAATACCTCAATAAAGATTTTGTAGACTTTAGAGAGAATCTAATTGAGTTCACTAAAACTTATTTCCCTACAACATATAATGATTTTAATGAATCATCTCCGGGGATGATGTTTATTGAAATGGCATCTTATATTGGAGATGTATTAGGATACTATATAGATGATACTCTTAGGGAATCATTACTTACTACCGCAGAAGATAGAGAAAACATATTTGAACTATCTAAGATGATGGGATATAGACCAAAGGTAACATCACCAGCAATAACAAAACTAAGTGTATTCCAATTAGTACCATCAAGAAGACTAACAAATGTAAACTCATCTGGAGATTTAGCATTTGAACCAGATGCAGATTATTATTTAAGAATTAAAGAAGGAATGGAAGTAGATGCTGATGGAGTACAATTCAGAACAACGGATTTATTAGATTTTGCAGATGCACAAGATAGAGAAACAACTGTATATGAGAGGGATGGTGATACAAACAATCCAAAATTCTATTTAGTAAAAAAATATGTAGATGTTGTTTCAGCTGAAGAAAAACAAATCGAAATTACATTTGGAACAACACAATCAGAATATGCAAGAATAGATATTCCTGATACGAATGTAATAGATATATTTGATGTAAGAGATTCTAACAATAACAAATATTATAAAGTTCCTTATTTGGGACAAGAGATGGTATATGTAGAATATTCAAATACAGAAGGCAATGATAAAGACCTATTTCAATTTAGAGAAAGTGTACCCTCTATATTAAAAGTAATAAAAACTCCACGTAGATTTAAACCTATAACTAATCCAAATGGAACTACAACTATTCAATTTGGTAGTGGAGATAGTGGAAAGAGTGATGAGTTATTAATACCTACATTTAAAAATGTTGGATTGGGATTACCAAATTCAATAGATAAGTTGGGGGCATCATTTGACCCATCTAACTTCTTAATGACAAAATCATATGGACAATCCCCAAAGAATACTGTAGTAACAGTTAAGTATTTAGTGGGAGGTGGTGTTACATCAAATGTAGCAGCAAATAAAATAAAAAGAATAACTAAAGTTGAGTATGATGAAGATGCATCATCATTCGACCAAACAGCAATAAACTTATATACAACTGTTAAGAATTCATTAGCAGTAGATAACGACCAACCTGCAACGGGAGGTAGAGGAGCAGAAACATTAGAAGAAATTAGAGAGAATGCTATAGCAAACTTCGGAGCTCAAAATAGAGCAGTAACTGCTAAAGATTATCAAGTTAGAGCATTATCGATGCCAACTAAATTTGGTAATGTAACAAAAGCATTTGTACAAGCTGATGGAAAATTAGATGATAATTCACCAGCATCAGTATTAGCATCACCAACTGCACTAAACGAATTTTCTCAAATAGTACAAGATATTGTTTCGGATGGCAAAGTAGAAGATGGTGAGATAAAAGAATCAATAACAAAATTCTTATCTAACAAAAAATCAAATGTAAAAGAAAAAAATAATCCTTTCGCAGTAAACTTATATGTGTTAGGATATAATTCAAGTAAAAAATTAACTGAGTTAAATAGAGCAGTTAAAGAAAATATAAAGACTTATTTAAATGAGCATAGAATTTTAACTGATGGAATAAATCTACAAGATGGATTCGTAATAAACATTGGTTTAGATTTTGAAATTAGAGTATATAGAGATTATAATAAAAGAGAAGTATTAGCTAATTGTATTACCCAACTTAAAGATTTCTTTGAAATTGATAAGTGGACATTCAACATGCCAATTAATATTGGAGATGTAGAAATGTTAATAGGAAATATAGAAGGAGTTCAATCAGTTGTAAAAACTGAATTTAAGAACTACTGTATAGCAGCTTCAGGATATTCGCCAAATTCATACGATATATTGGCAGCAACGAAGAATAAACAAATATATCCTTCGTTAGACCCGTGTGTGTTTGAGGTTAAATATCCAGATAAAGATATAAGAGGGAGAGTTGTATAATGTATTATTTTTTAACAGCATCTAAAGATGCATCCATATTTCAACAACAACCAACTCAGAATACTGGGCTGGATGAGATATTAGAGGTGTCTAAAGTTTATTATGGTTCGTTAAAAGATGTAGCTCGTTCCTTAGTTAAATTTGATATAAACACACTATCACAAAGCTTAGCTACTGGAAATGTAACGATGAGTGCTGCAGAATTAGTAATGAGAGAAACCGAACCATCGGAAATCCCATTAGCATATTCCTTAGAAATAAACCCAGTATCACAAAGTTGGGAAATGGGAGTAGGTACTAGGTTTGATGATATTTCAATTGATGGAGTAACTTGGGATTATAGAGATAGTGGTTCAAATTGG